AAGGCCATTGTTGGCGAGTGTTAATTTGACAAAACAAGGGGACATGATAGCACCGGAGGGATTGGAAGCCATGCAACAGGGTTCGCTGCTTCTTCAAACTCAGATCCGGAACGGAACCACCATGGCGGTATGGTAAATGACGTATATCCATCTGTTTCGGTATACTCGCCGCCCCATTCTAATACATGGATACCGTCTTGTACGTGGGACAGCCCCTCTACTTGTGCTCCATATATTGTCAGTCTGCCGTCAGCCATTACATAAGGGTCTGCATCATGCACACATAGACCAAGAATAAGCGTTCCGTCTTTTGGCGCGGTTTCCATTGATTGCCATGGAGGAATTACTTTATATTGTTTATCCATGGCTAAGATCCACATCAGGAATAATTGTCTGTGGCTTGAAGATAACTTTGTAGTGATACAAATCTATGGAAGTCTCCTCAAGTTGCTCAATGACATACGTGACGTTATCTGACAATCCAAGAAGGTGCTTCTTGTATTTTGAATCACCAGTTTTACACGTTACTTCAAGCTGATTTCCCTGATCTTCGATGGAGCACAGACCCTCAATGGACAGCATATACGTGTCTGTTATTCCATTTATGAACACTATACGCCGTGTGATTTTGAATGTTTCTGCATCCTTCGCAAGATTGTGTGCAGCCATGTCAGCGTCGGTACTGCATCCAGTTACACTTCCGATAATAGCAAAAGCAGCAAGCATTCCAATTACAGATGACTTCATGTGATCTCCTTGGTTAGAATCTGTATGAAAGTTCTTGTTCCATCCATTCGCATTCTCCTAAGAGCATAGGCAAATTTTTTGGATCTTCTTTATAGTGTTCGATCCACTCCTGTTTGAATTTATCCAATTCTTGTTTAGCTTTCTCTACGTACTCGTCCAGTGTGATCTCTTTCTCTACGTACTCGTCCAGTGTGATCTCTTTATTCTGCATTTCAGTTCCCCTTATCTGGATTCTATCAATGTAACAGTACCTTCAAGCATTCCAAATGAAGATACTTCCTTGAACTCATAGGTTTCTGGATATTCATCCTCCCCCATGACCCGTGTGAGTAACCAAAGATCAGAGTTTTTCCATGTGGCTGTTATCAGCTTTTTTCCTTTTGGAATGTTATGTGTAGCAGATCCACCAAGGGATTTAGCGCGTTCATTTTCAGTACATCCAGAATTCATAAATGCAAGGAAGAATGCCAGAACAACTATAACAATAACAGATACAACAGTTTTCATAAAATACCTCCATTATTTAGATGAGACACGAACCCTGTGCAAATTCTCAATCACTAGACCATTGTTACACCTTGCATATTCTCCATAGGGACTGTAATACCTGAGTCCTCCAAAATCTTTACAAGCCATATCTGCAATGGCAAACTCTTCAGAAGTGACAGTACATCCAGAGAGAAACAACACCAGAATCAACAAAATATACCGCATACTGAACTCTCCTATTAAAAATTGGTCCGGGCAGCAGGACTCGAACCTGCGACCTTCTGCTCCCAAAGCAGACGCGCTACCAGACTGCGCCATGCCCGGATCATTTATTCAGATCTGTTCAAAATTTTACTAGAACAGACAGGACATGTCACGAATCCGACAAACTGGGATTTCCTCAATGCGGCTAAGGCTTTTTCGGATATAGGGGCCGATTCGTCAAACCAGATATTCCTAGTCTCGGAATTTGGAAAATCATCTACCCATGCTTTTCCAAATTTCTTGGCTTCTTCGTATGAATCAACATGGAACTCCATGTGCTGGTGATATCCTTCTTTATCTTTATAGTGGAGAGTGAGGACTGAAAATTTACTATTCGTGCTGACACTCGCTCGTCTTGGATCTCTTAGATTTCCATAGTGGGTGATGCCGTGAAATGGCTTACTCCAGTTCTTGGACATATTGCCCCTCATTTGGTTGATTGTTTTTCCCCAATCTTTGCAGCAAGTAGAGCCCGATTCTTTCTGAGTTGGATTATAATGCGAAGATTATAGTCTGGGTTTCTCTTCTGGATCTCCTCTGCGCGTGCTATCAGTTCGTCATAGGCTTTTAATCCCTTTTTGATACTTTTTGCATTCATATTTTTCACATTGACAGACACAATGGAAAGCCGGATACCCTTTTGAGGTATCCGGCACTACGGGAGAAAAGAACAAGATGAGCAGTCCTGTTCATTAGTTTATTGTAGTATTGATCACAGTTGCGGTCAATATATTTATTACAGAAGTTTGCTTAAATCAGTGTCAGGGCCATACGAAAACTGAGGATTCTGTGAGAAGCGTCCTTTTCGCAATGCCTCTTTCACTTTATGCTCAAGATCAGGCAGGGCGATATCAGGTGTGGAACAAAGGATCATTTGCAGATAGTAGCTCAATGCACCGTGCCAGTCATGTCCAAGATAGGCATCTGCTGAAGTCTGGTGATCAGCACATCCAGAGATAACTACTACGTTTGGAATATCCAATATGGAACGTGTCCGAACTTTGGGCATAACAACCTTTGTCGGACGTGCTGCGTGCAGTTCATCTTCAGATGTTGTGAGGAGTACATTTCTATACTCAGGTACACGGGAAAGCAGATCTACCGGGGTTGGAATCGAGCGGATTTTTCTCGGAATCTCTGCCATGCCTGTAACCAGTGCATTTGCTATTTTGGAGTCTGATTTGTAGACATCCATTGGTTTGATATTCCTGAACACAGTACCAGAGTGGCAGCAGTCAAAGATCATCACTAGCTTTGCTTTTGGATTTTTCTTAGCGATAATACTGTAAATAGCATCGTCTTTAATCCATGACCAATCATCTTCCCACGTGAAATTATATGGACAGATTACCTCATCCATACCATCGAATTCAGGATCATCAAGCGCATAATCCACGTTCGGCACATACGTGCCATGACCGGAGAAATGAAATAGCAACTTTGTGTGCACAAAGGACTCAGCCACCAGCCATTCAAGTCTGTCTGTAATCTCCATGGCCTGAGCACGTTCATCAGTGAGCATCCGAATCTGTCCATTTGGGACTTTGTAATTGTCCAGTGCCAATTGACGTGTGATTAACACATCATTCACACATCCACGAAGGTCATTTCCAATTTTGTACTTGTTTACTCCCACCAGTGCTACACGCATAACATTCTCCATTTAGTAATTGATTGGTCGCCAATCGACAGTGATCAGTCCGAACCCTTCCTTCTTAGCGGCGTACAACTTCCGCAATAATTGGAATACGCTATCGCCCTCCCAATAATCTTCATAGTGATATGAACGGCCACCATCACGTGAAGTCCAAACTTTCACTTCAAAAATGTAACTCATGACTACCTCCCCGGTGGGATGATCTGCATCTGCATACGGCATAGTACACAATCCCATATGCGCTGCCGTACATGATAGTACGCATATGTTCCTGTCGTCAGTTTCCAAAATGTTTCTGCTGCTGCCCGTAGACATGGTAATGTAGGATCAGTGGTTGTGTCATTGTTTATTGTCCAATTATACACATAATCAGCAGGATGAGAGTCAATAAATTCCTGCTCTATGGGAGGGATTGGAATGCCCTTGCGCACAAGACGAATAGATTCAGCGCAGGAATCAATTGAGGCAGCTATCTCAAGAATATGTAGCAGTTCATTGTATTCACGTACCATAATGAACACTGCTGCAGTATGTTCTGCTTTGAGTTCCAGAAGGCGTGCTCTAGTCCATTGTGAAGGACCATCACATGTATCAATCCACATACATTTTAATATATTTAGATTCTTCCTATGCCATGGATTCTTATCTCCATTCCATTTAAAAAATAAACTGTACAATTCTTTAATTGGATCTATTGTGGATATGGAAGCAACCCGTGCATTCTCCTTGGCCGCAATCTCGCTGACAAAGTTTACAAAGGAGTCCTTACCAGAGCGCGCTATTCCATTTATTGCATATACCCGCATCATTTGCATGCCTCCTGTTGTTCTTGTGCGGGAGCAGCTACCAATTTACACATAGTCCCGGTTGCTTCATGTGCATCTCTCACATGTCGTTTAAGTTGTCCCTCTTTGTGAAAGTCTTTTCCACAGATCTTGCATACGAATGCACGTGATTTACGTTTGAACATCCTAGCTCCTATAAGGGAATTCAATAATGTCGTACATCTTACGGAGAAGCGCGTCAGCTTGGAAGATAAACGTAAACTCATCTTCCGTTGATTTCACTTCTATGTTTTTAGCCAATGCTCGAATACACTCTGCCAATGGTGTCATTGAATCCAGAGCTATTGGATTTTTTATAACACTGAGAAGATCTTCCATAATATTCTGCGCCATGGTAATCAGAACAACAGGTGGCCAATTTATGGAAGGTTCGTCAATCATGGATTTCCACGTATCCAAGTGGGCCTTGATAACTTTGAAGTTCTTCTGCTCATTGCCAGATGTTTTGTAATCGTGAATTACTTGCTGGGATAGTTCATCAGCATATAGCAATGTAGCACCCACAGATTCATCACGATCAAAACCATCTTGGATTAGCAGTTTTGTGGCCCCATGAACCATAGATAGCAGTAGTAGCGTCTGATTGGTTGCTTTTGACATTTTATCTAGTCCCGAGGACCATTAATATAACCAGTTCCATTTCCATCACGCAGAGCGAGATTCAACACAGTGAATATCCCTTCTCTGCATTGCCTGATGTCGTCGTCAACATTATCAAGGCTTTCATTTTGGCACACGTCACGCAAAAAACTGGCTTCTTTTTCTGATAGACTAAGGACTATAGTAATAGTCCTTAAAATCTTAGCTTGGGCCATTCGTATCCTCCTCCGTAAATGTGTTATGGATCTTCCCCAGTTTTTTCATCGCATTGATAAGCAAGGCATGGACTTCAACATACGTGGCAGTCACCGTTGGACTAGGAAACAGGATGTTCCAATCAGTTCCATTAATAAGTCCACTGATATCCTTCATCAATCCATTGATCAGTATTTTATTTCCTTTGTAGTCTGTCATTTGCTATATCTCACACATGTCGGAATGGTTTGTCCTGTGCTATCCAATATTGCACAAGGGAGTTCTGAATTGCATACACCCGCTATGTGCTGATGTGGTCTACAGTGGGGACATGATACCTTCTCCCCATTGCAGGAAAGTCTCCCATTTTTATCACATATCAGGACGCTTGCTTTTAAATCGTTTGCCTCTGCTCGGAACTGTGTCTTTTTTATATCCCCTCTCTTCCAAAACAGTTTCATGTTCGTTCCTTACGATGCTGCGTTTATGTTTGTGATCATACTCAACACGAATTACAGCATCCGCAAAATCTGTGATATGCGTTAAATGTGTGTTGATTATGATCTGTATTCCAAGTTTGTGACTTAATCCCTGTAACATCCTAGCAGCAAGCTCATGTCTGTCTAGTGACAGGTTTCTAAAAGGTTCGTCTAGTATAAGCAATTTCTCAGAACCTTCAAGTATAATATATGCAGCACGCAATGAAATTGACACGATATCAAGTGCCCCATATCCATCACTGTCAAACATGCTTATTTTACGCCCATCAACTTCAAGCGATGGAATACATTGCGTATCACGTGTAGTTACGAAATCAAGATTGAACTTAGTATCATGGTCTGGAAACACGACTTTTAACGAATCAGTTACTATGTTTTGGATATATTCAGAGAGAAAATCTTGAGACATCACTGCCGCTTCTTTAAAGATGGTATGGATCTTCTTCAAAGAAGACAGCCTGTTCTGGATATCAGTTGCATTTTTCTTGAGTGTTATTTCCTCCCGCTTTTTGCTTTCCAATGCATACTTACAACTATCTACCAAGGCTCTGTAGTCTGGTTCCATACTTCTCCTTGAACGCTGTCAACAGGATATCCAATTCTTCCTGATCTTTATTGATTGCTTCGCGTAATCGTGCCAACTCCGCTTCCGCTTCGGCTTTTGATCCTAATCCAAGTTTTTTCAGTTCCTCTCTCAGAAGTGAAATTCTGCCCTTCGCTTTGTGTTGTTCTTCCAAATCATGGGCTATCGCCTGTTTAATTTTCTCGAATTCCTGTGCGCTGTTCATGCCTGTGCTACTCCCCTGCCTTTAGGATTGATTGCATAAGATCCATTTCTGAATCAGATAGATCTGCATTACGTGCCATTGTGAGTGCAATATTTCTGAAACTTGGACGAATATGCTCATTTTGCAGTTGTGCAATTACTTTATCCAAATTCATATCAAAAACATTACCGTCCACAGCATCGGTTGAGTCGATGGTTGCAAGGTTGAATACTTCTTGTTTTCTTTTGATACTGAGTGGAATAGCTTTCACCGCTAGAGTGTCGCAGTCTATCACGAATCCGCGTGGAATATAATCCACTTGGGATCTATCCTTACGCATCAGACATCCGCAGTTTACAAGCAGTTGTCCGTTTGCTCTGTATGTGAATGGAACATGATAATCCCCAGAGATAATAATTCTGAAATCTTTGTATTGATTCAGCATGAATGCAGCGGATACTCCATCTTTGAGAAAGAACGGAGGCTTCCCCTTGGTTATTGTCCGGTGCACTACGAGTGCGGTTGGATCGGCAGTGGTGGGTAGTGGTTTGGTATCTCCGTAAGATAAACCAAACAGCCCCATGGTATCGCGCCTATCAAGATGTGTGATTGCTCCTGTACGTGCCAATGTTAGATAGGGACATGTACGGATAAGCAATCTGTGATCCTGATCGTGTTGTCCCGCAACACTGAAAACACCATGTTCACACCCACGCAACACGTCAGAGAGAGTATTGATCATAAGCGGAGTGACATCCAAAGTATCCCATATATCTCCGGCAACGATCAAAGGAGCCTTGTACTTATTCGCAATGTCCACTAGATGTTCCACCTTAGCAATCCCATGTAGAAAGTATAACTTTCCATCAATACGTGAAACAGGACACTTCCTGCTGAGATGCCAATCAGAAGATGCTACTAGATATTTACTCATAATGGACGCTCACAAGTGGGACACACCTTGATGGAACTGAGTCTGTGTTTATTGTTGGATATGATCTTATCCAGAAGTTCTACTGTGTGTGCATGTTCGCTGAGGTACGCTACACATTCTTTGATTTTCTGTGCTGCAATGGAATTCTTTTTGATGTTGTCTATAAGTGATTCGGCCTTATTTACTGGGAATTGGATTCTGTTCTTGAGGGTACGTTCACATTCCATTACCCCACGTGACAGAGATGACATGTGTGCTATCTTGGATTTGTACCCATCCCTTCGCCGGATGATTGTTTCCGCTTTCTCTATATCCTTCAAAGCTGATTCTGGAAACAGTCGTTTTATTTTTGCATGTTCGTGTGCGATGGCTTTGCAGGTGGCTTGGACTGATTGTAGTCTGCGTTTTGCCTTCTCTACTCTCTGCTGTATACGTTCAATCTTGACTAATTCTTGATCAGCATCAGGGATAAAATCCAGTTCAGTAATAGCGAGTGCAGTGGATGTTTGCTGAGTGAGATTCAGACGTAGTTCAGCCTGTGTGTCTCTAATCCTTTGGGATGCTTCTTTGATAGTGGTGTCGATCATGGCAAGTCCGGATACAGAGTTCAGGGCTTTGCTCAGATGTGCTGGTTTCATATCTATCATAAAGAACATCTCTCGCTGCTTCTGGATATTGAAGTCGGAGATGTTGAGAATCTTTAAGACAGACTCTGGAACATTAGATCCAATACAGGACTCTTTTGTTCCATCAACAGTTACTGCATTTTCTGTTGCTGATTTGGTGCGAGTAATGCTGTGCTTATTGCCGATGAGGGAAATGGAACATTCTGTTGTGTCCCAACGGATACAGTGTTCCCATTTTATGGCATGGTCAAATACTTGGAAGATGCTGCGGAGAATGGCTGATTTTCCGGATCTGGATGATCCAACTATTACATTGAGGAATCGGGAGAATTTTATTACTGACTTTTCGTGTGATTGGAAATTTTGTAAACGTAACTCTTTGATCAGCATGACACCCCGTTAAATAAATGAGGGGTTTTAGCTTGACACCAAAACCCCTCCAGAATAACCAACAGAACAGGAATACTTACTCGTTGATGGCCTTCTTCACGACAGTAGAAGCCTTGAAACGCAGGGCGCGCTTGGCTTCTACCTGAATGGATTCACCGGTGATGGGATTCCGTGCTTTCCGTGCGGGCATGTCCTTGATGAACAACTTGCCAAGCCGCTGAATGTTGACGGCATTGCCGCTGTAGATGGTATCACGCAGGACATTGACGAAATCTGTGCAGATTTCTTTCACTGCTTCGCCCGTATACTCGGACCCTTCGGCCACCTTTTTGATGAGGTCAGGGACAAAGAATACAACCTCTTCCTGCTTGGTGGGGGCTTTCACGGTCTTTGTGGTTTTCGGTTTCACTGCTGCCTTCTTTGCCATTGTGGATCTCCTGAAGTTTTTGATTTATCCCCGCTTGCGGGAACCTCGATTTGTGCTACGTTCTATATCTAACACCTCTTTATATGTGTTTGCAATCTTTTTGTCATGCCGAACTTCAATGAATGTGGGTGTGTACAGCGAATATGTGCTTTTACTCTTGTCTCGTATAAGCCCTTCCGCCTCAACAGCAACGATTCTTCCTATATATAGATTCCAATCAAGGAGTCGTTCCTGCTCAGTAAACCCAGACCCACACGATACTTTTATTTTACCATCTACCGATGTGAGTTGAATGGACCCCATCATCTTTGGATCTTTCTTGTGCGGCGTACATCCAGTTATCATCAGATCACACTCAATGACATTCTTCATCTTGATATAATCTTTGGATGTGTTGCTCTTCCAGACGCCTTTGAGGTTTTTGATGATAGCTCCCTCTTCGCCCTGTGCACGCATCTTCCTATAGAATGCCTTTGCTTCTTCTATTGTGTACACTGGTTCACTTTCAATAGTGCGCAGTACATTCGTATCGCTCACAGCATGTACATACTGTGTAGCATTGAAGAATCGTGTCTGGTATGCAATCGGAGAATACATCTGTTTATATTCTTCACGTGTAATGCAGTCCCAAACTACAAAACAGATATGCTTCACCATGTTTGGATCAGCAGTACCATAAATGCATGATGTGATAATGCCATTGCCTGTCTTGCGGTCATAAACATTGTGAAGACCATCCAATACAAGCAACTCCCCTATAAGAATGTCATCTCGGTCATGTAGCAGAGGCGCGTTGTTTATTCCAAACTTATTGCCAAAGTGCATCTTTTTTGGACGTTCACTTATTTTGGAGATGAGGTGTTTCATCTGCCTAAACATAGATCCAGAACGAGATATGAATTTCTTATCCCGTACATGATAATAAGCAAATACCCCATTGGCCTTGCATTGTGCAAGTGCATAAGGATCAAAGCTGATATTGCCAATATCTTTTTCGGTTGAACAGCGTTGATATGGAGTGATTCTGACAAAATCAGGATGTGCCTTGTTAATGGTAATGGCAGATATTCCACAACATAGATCTTTCTTGCACATCATCTCTGTCAACTTGTATGTCTCAGGATCGACAGATGCCGCCTTGAACAGTCTGTCTTTATCTGCCATGCTGACACCCGGCTGAAGACTGAACTGCTTCAGCAGCACAAGGATATCTTCTTCCCCGGTGAGGCGTGACAACACTCCTTGCAAGGATGCTGCTTTTTTAATTGGTGGAAATTTGTTTATTCCAAATACAATGTGCTCAGAATATGTTCCGTATAGAACTTTTCTGAACACTGGATCGGCGGGCATGAATTCCTTGAGCAGTTCGATCTTAGCATTTGTTGATGCTGTCTCTGCTATTTTTTGGATCTTGTGATATATGTGTTTAAGTGAGTTGCTCATTTGTGTCTTCCATCTGTAGCATACTTTCGTCTGAATGTGCTGCACTCAAAATCACTGTACCCAAGAGTGAGATATTCATAACGGGTCATTTTTGGTGGTTTGTACCTGTATGGATGATTGTCAGGAAGGAGATTGGTTACACCCCATTTATGTGCCAAATATCCTTCCACTTCAATCCGATCCTTACTGTTCTTCTTGCATATGATGCAATCACATTCAGTAATATCGTTATCACCCAACATTGGAATCCTCCGTTCCAAATACATGGTCGTGTTCAATGATTGAAACTTCGAGCAGACTGGAGTGGAACATGGTCAGTGCTACATCATTGCTAATCTTCCATCGTTCACGTGTTTCCGGATCTTTCGGGATCACACTTACCACCCGTGCAATCCCTGATTGGATGATAGCTGCTGCGCACTGAGCACACGGAAGTAATGGATACACATAAATGGTATATCCTTTCAGATCCTGCTTGGCCATAAGGATCGCATTGATCTCAGCATGGATGATTCTTGGATACTTCTCCTCTCTGGTTTGCAGGGTATGATCATCCGGCACTCCGGCTGGATAGCCGTTATATCCAGCAGAAACAATCCGGTTCCTGTCACGCACAATAACAGCACCGCATTTTGTGGACGGATCTTTTGACCATGTGGAGATGTAGCGGCAAAGAGAAAGGAAACGACGATCCCACTTGTGCATGCGTTCGTGCTGCTGAGCAACGGTGAATGATAGAGCCATTTTATTTAATCCATAACGAGATAGGTAGCGCAGTTGGGACACCATGTCCCTGTCGGCGTCACGATGAATAATTGATTTCCACATTGGCATTCATAAACCTCATCGTCTGGAGCGGATACATGGTAGTAAAAATGACCACGCAGTAATTTACAGGACGGGCACTCAAGCCATTTTTCACCATCTACCGGCTCAACAGTCTCCCACTGATGTCTGCACTGGACACATATAGCAGTTCCAGTAATGCACTCAGTATTGTCTTCTTTGTACTGATTCAGATCAATCACTTTACCCATGATGCACTCTCCTGTTTGTTTTCTCTGTGATGCCGCTTAACTTCAGACCAGATAATAATCTATATATGCCATAAGTCAATATTGAATTATTCTTCCAAGAAATTTCCCCGAATCACTTTGATCTGTTCCATAATATCCCTTGCAAGAGACTCTACAGATTCTCCTTTTTCCACATTAGCACGAAGTTCAATTTTCGTGGATTCATAGTTCCCATCGTTGAACGTCTTGGAAATAGATATGGACTCATATTTAATTTCCTTTAGATCACCCTGTTTCCGTTTCTTCACATCGAATTTAAATCCAGCCATGTTGTTCTCCTTAGTTGTCTAAAATATTCATGGTATAGAATACTTCTTTGCATTGGGATACTCCAAAGAAATTGACATCGAAGTATTCCGTTGGACATTGTAGAAACATCTTTTCATTGTCGGCAGTAAGTACAGAGCAAGTGCCATATCCATTTGCATCAGAGTCACCGGCACAGATAATCCTCTTCACTTTAATATTATTTTGGGAAAGGAATTTTGTAGCCAGTTCTGTAGCACGTCTTTCTGTGGCCCCTCTGTTATTCAGGAATGCACTGCCGAAAGTAGTGCCGAGAATCAATAGGATTGCGAACACGATTATTGCCTCTATAACTGTGAATCCTTTTTCGTTCATTTCATATCCTCCGTTTCTATATGCATGCAATCGAAATACAAGCAGTTGGAATCGTAATCCAGTATTCGCACACCATGCCTGCCACAAGCAGGGCATCTCTCAAGTCGATTTTTCCTTCCATACACAACATCAAAAACTGTGGCTACTTCTGTAAGTATTTCTGCTTTACTGAGCCATCTATTTGACACGCGGCCTACCTCCATAGAATTCAGGAATAATTTCATAAAGATCAAAACACTTTTTCAGAGGTACTGTCAGCTTTCTTGACTTTGGATAACAAGGGCAATTTGTCTTTCCAAGCGATGTCATCTTTTTCTTCAATCTGTTGTACGATATTTTAGTCAGTTTTGGCTCTCTTGGTTTTTCAGATGGATGCACATATGGCATATGCGGTTTTTCAAGATATTCTGCCATTGCATGAAGCACAGAAGGGAGCCTGCACAGTGCTATGCTATATCGAACAGAGTTGTTTTCCACTTTTGCAAGGAAGACATTGCAGGATCTGCATAATACTCCACGAATAAGTCCACTTCCACCTATACGTTTTCTGTGTGAGTGATCGAGTACCGGACTATGTGCTGGCCGCATGCAAATTGGACAATACCCCTTCTGCATTTTGAGAATATTCCGACGATAGACTGGAACATCAGATGCAGTCAGTTGTTTTGGCTTTGGTTCTGATTTTGATTTAACAAATTTCACTAGCGCAACCTCATATATTTTACAAATGAATTGAAATCTTGAGCAAAACTTTTAAATCTGAATCGCTTTATAACGGACTGCATCCCTAACACAGAGGGGGCATCAGGACTGATTACAGACACAGGCGTACCTTTCAGTGGCAAGACTGTCAGAGCCTCGTTTCTGGCCAGCACACGTGCATTCCTTGGGTCAGTGAATGCCTTGTAGGTATTGGCAGTTTCCTTCAACTCCCCTCGTAAATATTTCAGGGCTGTTTTCTCACCTATATTTCTGGAGGACATTTCTCCATCTGGCATGAATACATGAATTCCGGGAACCTTATCAGAAGTACAGCCTCCAAACTTCTTTACATCCGCCCACTGTGCTGGTTTTATTTTATACTCATCCACAAAGTCAGATTGTGAGTACACTTTCATTTTATCATGTTTGACAATCCATGTACAGTCATCAAGGCATTGGTACATATCCTTGTCCAGAGTGACGATCATTTTATTGTGCATGGATTGGTATTTTTTGGATACAGCAGCAATAATATCATCTGCTTCATACCCATCGTATTCAAATATATTTTTATATCCAATAGCTGGAAGTATTTCTTTTTTGATGATGTCAAATTGAGGATATGATATTTCATCCAGTTTAATCTGATCTTCGGTCTTCTCTGTTCTGTCTTGTTTGTAACCTTGATATATCTTCTTTCGTTTACTGGTATTACTGTCACATGCAAAAACAACAACATCATTTGGAACTGTTTTCAGAACATTTCGTAATTTCATCAAGAATCCATAAATTACGAATGTGTGTGTATCACCGGTTTTTAATTTGGAAACTTTGCCCACTCCATGCTTAACATTGTGCATAATGGAATGGAGGTCTACGATTACTATGTTCTTAAATTGCATATCATTTCCCATGAAAAAAGGGTGGTGCACATACCGTACACCACCCTTTTATATCAGAAGACTACACTGAGCAACTACCTTGTATTACCAGTCCTCTCCATCACCACCACCAGCTTCCTCACCGTCTTCATCTCCATCCTCGTCATCGTCGCTCTCCATAAGAGCAATGACGGCATTCCGGAGTTCGCTGACCTTCGGGTACTCAGCCGGATCAATCGGAATCTCGTTGTCCTCGATCAACTGGATGATGTCTGCCTTCTTCATCTGGCGAATGTCATCAGCAGTGATCTCCTCGTCACCTTCACCAGCTTCCTCACCGTCTTCCTCATCAGCACATGCTCCCGGTACATCTTCTTCCTGCAAGGACTCAAGCCCTTCGGCCAGTGCGGCAATGCTCTCTTTGATCTCAGCCTGTTCTGCTTTCAGTTCTTCCAGCAGACCAAGCACTTTCTTCAGACCAGCACCCAACTTGTCGATGGTCATGCCTGCGGCTGCGGGTGCTGCGGGCTTCTTCTCAGATGCTTTCGGGGCTGCGGGTGCTGCGGGTGCTTTCTTTCCAATACGTGCCATTGTTAATACCTCTTCTTCCTTTGGGGTTGGATATCAGCCATGAGTTTGTCGTATGCTTTTTGACATTCCATGGCCAACTGGACTTCTTTGTTTTTCTGCTCTACTGCCGAAATCAATTTACTGCGTGAAACTTCTTTCTCTGGATAGAATCCTTTGGTTTCAATCTTATTTGCAGATCCTGTCCAGTGTTTTAGTGCAAGGAGGAAATCTATACATGACTTGATATTGTCTACTCCATATCCTTCAAGAATGGATATGTTTGCGACTCCCTTCCTGCCAATCAACTTGTTCTTTTTCACTGTCATCCGTGTTTCCACACGAATTACTTCAGATTTGTGGGTGCTGTGTTTTTCAGTTCCCACTACAGCAAGCCATAACTCATGGTATGAATAGAACTTGAGTGCATCACCTCCTGATCTGATTTTTGGATTGAACATAGCCGTGGGGCTAATGTTCTGCCGGGTCTGTGAGACAATGATACAGAGTGATTGATTTGCTTTCAATTTTTCTTGCAGCTTACCACCAAATTGAGAAAACAGCTTTGCTTTTCCGTCACCAAAGGATTCTTTTTTATCCTTTCCATCGTCGATCAGCTTGATGTTTTTTGCTCTCAATTCTTCTGCTGCCAGAGTGGTCATCCCGTCAAATGAGTCTACAACATATATAATCTTCTTCCCTGCGTCAAGTCTCTTTTGCACATCAACTTCAAAATATTCATGGCATTTCGTACTAATGATTTCCAAACGAGACGCCAGTTTTGTACCGAACAAATTGGCAATATCAAATCCATTTGCATTTTCGGTATCGTTATACACAAGCTGGTAATTGTCAAAATATGGATCTAGTGAACACTCAGCGAGGACGCCCAATGCAATAAGGCTCTTTCCCGTGTGTGAGTCACCGATGAGATTGACAATGGTGCCTAGCTTGAATGCTCCCTTGTACGAGCCAGAGCAGCGAAGATTCAGGGTTGTGCTTGGAGTTGGCACAAGATGCAATTCGACCGCAGGGGAGGACGCTGCCACACTGGTAACAGCGTCCTTGATCTCCGCGACTTTCTTTCCAGAGCGTTTAGCTGTCGGATTAAGCCGGATGCCCATAGTTTACCGCCGCTTTCCAAGTTTGAACTTTTTGCGCACTTTCGGCTTCGCTGCTTCATGCGCTTTGCTGCCATCATCTTCTTCCCCATCATACCAGCTTGGAGTAGTGCCGCCACCAGCATCGAATGGGACATCATCCTCCATTTGAGTTCCCTGGAAGTTATCTCCTGCTGCACTGTTGGATGATTCAGGTGCACTTTTCAGCGATTTGAGAGTTCCAAAGAAATCCCTTTCCATATCGCTGTAGTCAGGCTGCAACTTGATAACATCCTCCAAAGGGAATGTCATTTCAAGCAACTTCTTTGGAATGGGACGTTCACGGGGATACAGAGCATGGCCAACATAGTTGATCTTCGTCTTGCCCTCTTTCTGCACCTCGAACACAACATTGTAGCCGTTGATTGGATTGGAGAACTGGCGCACACCACCACCTTTCGGCAACGTAACCAGTGCATTCAGTTTTGCTTCCATGTAGAAGTGAGAAACATGCCAGAGTTGCAATCCCTTCGCTTCTTCTTCCGGAGTATCGTGCACCCAGACAAAATAGATGGCACGTCTGGAAGTCTTGATTCGCTTCCAATCCTCGGTGTCAAGGCGGTTGTTATCCATGTATGAACAGATCGGGCAAGGTTTGCCGTAATTCATACGAGGACACACATAATCAGTCTTTGTCTCACCAATATTCCGGTGTACCTCAACATCAATGAGGTAATCGAACTCACCTTCCTCGGTAACTGGTTCGCTGCTGTCACGACCAAGAGGCATGCCGGGACCAGCAATGAATGGAATGATGTCAATGGTGTGCTGTCCTTCTTTTGCATACCATGTGGACATTCCTTCGGGGAACGCTTTGTGGTCAAAAAGCGTATCGCGTTTGGAAACACCTTTTTGATCCTTGTTTGCTACCTGTTGTTTATGCCGCCGTGCCAGTGAACGCGAAAGTGCATCTTCATACTTTTCACTCATGGTACGATTGCCGGTACTGCTTTTCTTTTTGAACATTTTGTTTCCTGTGCCTTTGTGGATAAGTGGGGCTGTCCCTAGTTCCTATTTGGCCTTATGCTCGTTTTACGTCTGAGCAGGACTTTAGAATCCTCCTTTTTTACTTTTGGGGTTGCGTATATACCAGCTATCTTCATGGATACAATGTTTCCTAAGATTGCTCTCTTTTGGAATATTGCTTCCTTTGCGCCAGCCAGCACGTTTACATTGTAGCAAGATTCGGAATAGTTCCTTTGTGCCTTAACGTACTCTGGATTGGCATATACCCAATTTTCAATTTGCTTCTCAGTTGGCCTTCTTGAGAAGTATTTATCATAGTCAGCGCGAACTTTATTGTCAAGTTCAATGTACAGCAAATCAATCTTCTGTTTGAGATGTTCTTTTTCTTTAATGGCAGCAGCATGAAGTTCGGCATATTCCATATACAGGATAGGCTGGTTCTCAAGTTCCTGTTCCAGTAAATTGGAATTTATGGAGAGATCGTCTTTGTATTTATTCATGGCTCTCTTTTGGCCTGTTGATGTTTCTGTCCCGATACACCTGTGCCAGTTTATTTGCTACAATTTCAGCAAGTCCCTCTGGATCTAATCCTATCTTTTGAATGAATTCATCACTATAGGCATAGGTGTATTCCACACTATCACCGACTCGCACACGTAAGAGACGTGCAAGCATATCAACTTCCACCTTTAGAATATTCAACTGATAGTGCATACGGGAGTACATTGCGGATATGGCTGCATTTGGATTTACAGCCAAGGCACGTGCTACGTCATTCTCCCATTCTTCGGTTGTATATCCATCTTGATAGTTAATACGTCCGGTACGCATGAATTCATCGAGATTTGGAACCTGTATAGACGGAGTATTGTGCTTTGCATAAAACGCGGAGCAGATCAGATTAAACCGCTTATCCATTGATTTGATAAACAGCTTCAAATTCTCTTTGTCTTTATCTGCAATGCGCAGCAGTGCCTGTTGATGCTCTGTCTTATTGGCGGCCTCTCTTGCAATATTTTCCAATCGGATCTTGTCACGTTTAAACATAGCATTCCTCAATAATGGTTTTGATTAAAAGTTAAATGGACCGTACTTATCTTCCAACATGCGCAAACAATGTTTGCACTTTGATACCTTATTTGCAGCAAGTTTACGCTGAACACTCACAGATAGACGTGCACCATCAAAAACATAAACATGCCCACTGCATAATGCTTTATGGGCTTCTCTTGGAGAATTTTGCACTGCACCATATAACGATGCGTGCAGTCGCGTGCCATGCCAATTTGGATACCATTGTACAGAGGTCACTATGTTTCCATTCTCTTCTGGAAGTAAATACTGAAATGTAATGCTATTCATAAGCCAGTAGAGATTCTGTATAGTATTGCGAAAAATCCAGTCGCCTATGCGGCAAGTAAACTTCCTTCCATACTTCTTGTTTTCATATATGCACAGGATGGGGATACCACACTCCCATTCAGCCGATTTATTCCAACCTATTTGGTGATAAATACGATCCTTATATTCTGAAGTGAACTGCACTGCTTCCACACCTTCGGCAAAATGTGGGTAGTGTTTAAATACTCCATCAGTTGAAGACATCATATCCTCCATATCATTTTAGTGCGGAACGTACTCTATGTGTGTTTAATAGCATAGTTGCGCTTGCTACCGCTGCCTTAGTGTCCCTTCGCAGAAAGAGCATCGAACTATTGTTGGTAGCCGCTACCAGATTATACAAAGCATCGGATAATTCACGCACATCCTCTTTGTGCGCTTCCTTCTGCATATCCATAAGATGCATAAATTCTTCTGCTTGTTCAGAAGATTTATTCAATTTAGTAACTAAATCTTTTTTTTCTCTAAGGAGATCTTCTATCTTTGCTTGTTTACCGGGTAGAGCACCTGCATGAAAATACAATGTCTGCAATTGACTGAATGACTCGTCTGTTGATATCTCTGGAAAACCTTTGACTAAAATACTGAATAAGTCTGCATAGCACTTTGCAATACGTCTAGGATCATAGGGGTATGGCTCTGGAGCGCGTAATTCGTCAGCATCCTTACCCGGCAATGCTTCATATGCATCCCTGTATCTGTTTACAGCACCTTCTCGTTCCAACCTATCCATCAACTGTGCAGAAAAAGATACTTTTTTATTGGGACCATCCGATGTGTTTTCTTGTGTCATGTCATCATCCTCCGTTGCAGTTAAGATCATTCCACACATGTTCAGATTCATGTCAGTCATCCATTTCTACACAGGATAGATAACACGCCAAAACGAATCCGGGCTTACCTGAGTCATAGAAATTGTTTTTGAAGTTCAACATCACATTGGCCACTCGGGCAGATCCATGGGAGAGCAGGACTTTCTCCATCCACGAAAGGACCACACGCCTTGCTGATTCACCATCCATAGATAATCCGCGTAGAAGTGGTGCTAATTTCTTCCATCGGATAGTTTCATCCTTGATATAAGGATCAGACAGGACTTTGCATATGTCCGCGATCTCTCCAGAATCATCGGTAAACGATACACTATCCAACAGTTTCAACATCTCATCCTTATCTTCCATATCAAGGATAGAATCGAGAAGTTTGAGTGCTTGCCCCGGTGAACCAGCAGCAACTTTTGTCAGCTTTTGAATTATCTCTTTGGAGAATTTACTTGGATTGATTCCTTCTTTTTTCAGAACATCCCTGAGCAGAGGGATCATGTCACTATCAGGAAGAGGGGCCAGACTGTACTGGTGACACCTGCGTTTGAGTGAATCTTTCAGTGCTTCTGGATTGGTTGTGCAGATGCACCAGTGAACATAAGGCGGCGGCTCTTCCAGAATCTTCAGCAAAGCCTCCTGTGCGGGCTTGGTCATCATGTGGGCCTCGTCCAGCACAATGACCTTCTTACCGCCTGACAAGGGCATAAACTTGATCTTGGTGCTCAGATCACGCACTTGATCAACACCACGGTTATCAGCCGCATTCAGTTCTGTAAAATCAGAATCAGAGCAGTGTACAGCTTCTTTGACGATGCGTGCAAGGGTGGTCTTGCCGGTCCCCGCAGGACCAGTGAACAGGAATGCAGATGGCGGGTTCTCTCTACTCAAAACAGATATGAGAGAGTTTATGACGGCTTTGTTTCCAATGAATTCATTCAGGGTTTTGGGGCGGTATAATGTGTGTAATGCTGGCATGTGATCCTCGATTGGAAAGATTCAACTACGGCATTGATGGCCACTATAATAATGCATTTTGGCACTGTCAATGAATTTACAAAGGGGTTAATGATAATCTGAGATTCGCTCTGTATTTCGTATTGCATTTAGAACATAGAATATACCCCATCATGGAAGACTTGTGCGTGATACTGGCTACATGCGGGGGCATATTATCTTCAGTGTAAGCTATTCCTTGTCCCTCACTATGGATAACCACAGCTTCCACCATGTTGTTGCACTTGGGACAAGTGAAGTAAAGGAAGTCATGTTTGACCTTAATCTTATTTTCCATAGACTTCACTCAGTACTATTTTTCCTGTATCAAGCATGTGTGCTGGTACAACATAGGAACTGGATAGATTCCCACCATCCTCAAAAGGCCGTGTGATTTCAGCCTCTGCTTGCATTGGGACATTCATCCATTTAAATGTTTTATGTAAATTTGTGATGATGCTATTGATCGCAGGGGCGTAGATGTTGATTTCTTTGATAGGTACACTGGCTACAAGAGAGTCGTGGATCTGCATGACCAGCTTGGTCTTCAGCTTGTGCTTGCGTATGAACTTTGATGCTTGAATGATGGTATACACAAGTAAATGGAATGAAGTGGACTGGATTGGGTAATTGCTGCAATGCTTTCTGTTCATGTACCCTTGGAACCTGAAACCAAGATATGTGTCAATGTACCCATGTTTGATATAAAAATCATAAATATCTTTCTTCCACTGTGTATACTCAGGGAAGCGTTCTTCCCACATTACACGTTCCATATCCTTGCAATGCATAAGGAAATCTTCCAGATCTCCAATGCCGCAGTTATCCATGTGCTGTGCGGTTGTCAATCCATTCGGAAGATACATTGTATTCTTGTAGTACACTTCATACAACGACTTCCCGCATGATTCGTACCAGTCTCCATAGAATTCAGCAAAGACCCATTTATTTTTGGTTTCGTTTCTGATCTTCTTTGCTAGTTTCTTCTGTTCTTTGGTAAAGTCTGGATGTGCAAGTTCATCGTGACTCAACTTGAGAATATCGCAGGCACTGTCACGATGCATATCTGTTGTTGGATCAGTCAGGTACTTATAAAAATTCTTATCTCTGTGATAAGCACAAGAGACATTGACCTCAGCACCAGAGAAGTCAATCTCCATAATGACACAATCCTCGTCAGGAACAATCCCTGATCGGATTTGCTTCATCGCTTCTGGATCACGTTTTGGAAGATTCTGGAAATTAGGTTTGGACGAACTGCTTCGGTATGTTACTGGGATATGCAGGTCAAAGAATGGATGGATTCTACCTTCCACATACTCAGTGAGCATGTTATTGAGATAGGTATTTCCCATCTTTGTCAACTTTTTGTATGATGCAAGATCACGGGTGAATGGACTTTTTATTCGTGCCAATGCGTTCTTATCTGTCTTCCATCTACCGGCAGCGGTCTTTTCCCCTTCATGCTGAAGGACTTCAAAATACAGTTTTCCTAAATCCTCAGATGAATCTATGTTTATTTCTCTGCTGTATGTATTCTTGAAGGCACGCGCTTCCTTTGATTCTGTAGTGAGCTTTTTGTATAACTCTTGGCCGCGTTTTGAGACATCAGACAGGCAGTAGAAATAATGCTGTTCATTGAGCTTGACTCCATTCAATTGCATCTCTGACATGACACCAAGTCCTTTCTTGAAGAACTTAAATGCATGGAATCGCCCCTTATGATCCTCTCTGGAGAATAAGGATTGTTGTAGGTGTTTCAGCTTCAATCCATAAATGCAGTCCAGTCCGCAGTATATCATCAAATCCTTGGTAGGTGCTTCAAACACTCTGTTGAATTCACTTCCCTCAACAGATTCAAGATATGGATGGATGTGATCATCATATGGACGAATGCCGAATTGCATGAATGTTTGAAACTTCAATCCAGAGAATACAGATCTATTGTCAATTATATGCGTACCCATTTGAGTACACCATTCAACGCTCTTGATGCGTGATCCAATAATAACAGCCGACCACATATCTTCAAACTTTATGTTGTGCGCAGATTTGTGGATCTTTGGATCGCTGAGTATTTGAAACCAGCGCAAACGGATTGATTCAAGTTCACGATTGTTCCATGTATACTTGTATTGAAATGGAATTACATATGCATTCTTTTCAGATAGTGCTGTTCCAATGCATGCAATCTTGTGGCCATTCCTGAATGGTTTCAATCCAGTAGTTTCATAGTCAAAGTAAATGCTGTGTTTTTCGGCAATGATCCTATCTAGCACATGGCAGGTATGCTTGAAGTCAGTCAGTATGGATATGTGCTGTGTGTAGTCAGGGAGTTGTTTGTATAGCTCTTTTCTATCTCTCGCTGCAAAGAAAAATTGATTCAGATCTCGTTGGATGAGAGCTTTCAATCCAAGATCTTTATTGTTGTACTTCACAAAACTTCGTGGATGATAGGTAGCAAAGAATGTGCACTTAAATACCTCATCCTTGATAAAGACACCACGCCAGCGTTCTATATTGTAAGCACTTCCAAATGTAGTGCCGAAAGCTGCATTGACAGCCAGATCACCAAGGAGAAGCACATAATCAGGTTTTAACTCATGGATTGTTTTTTCCAAAGAGGCCCTACAGAAATTCATATATCGACGCAGGCGTTCAGCTTCTTTCCCCGGCTCAATCTGTACGTCATAAATAATGCATCGGATAGCATTCACACGCCAGCAATCTCTGTTAATGGATAGGCCGGCAGCGCGTGCTCTCTCGTTAATGAATTCTCCAATCTCCCCATGGAACTGAGTACAGTGGAAGTCATCTTGTTCTGATGGGAAATCTCCAACAATTAAGATCTTCTTTTCACCCATTCCTGTTGGGCCTAGTTTCTTGGTACGGGCATCTTTGTACGCTCCGCATTTCTGACACTGTGGCTGAAGACTCTCCAGATCAATATCCTGTCGAGCCTTCTTTACCAATTCACCTGTAGAAAAGAATCCCATCGTTACACCTTTATTCCATGGACATCAAAGAGGTAATCATGCGAAGTACTCCATCATCCGACTTGATACTCGCCATGGTAATTTTTTCATCCACTGTAAGGGTGGTTGAATATTTAAGGAATTCAAGAAGGATGGAAGGGTCAATCATAAATGAGAATTTTGGACCCTTGTAGGTGATTGCTGCACGGGACTTTGCTGTGCCTCTCGCATTGGTACTGCGAACAATGATCTGCCCACTGTGAACGTCAAGGCTGATCATAGGAGCAGCATCATCCAAGAACACACTGGCGACTTCAATGCCAGAAGCCAGATCAACAGGAAGGTCGAAACTCATACCATCTTCTGTGAAATTGAAGAAATCCTTGAACTCTACTGGATATGCGCCTGTGACTTTCCTGATGGAGATGATAGCCCCGGTATCATTCTGGAAATGATAGAATGAGTCATCAATAAAATACTTTGTTGGATTGAGTGCGGTAATTGATTTGACAGCGGATGCTTTGATGAGCATGTGGTCCATCTCATCATCCATTTCCAGCCATGCGATCATGTTGTTGTCAGATCCAAGAACATCACTACCATCCACGTATACACAGGCCAGAGTAAATTGTGCTTCTCGTTTTGAGGCAGCGAAGGATGCCATGAGAATACAATAATTGAAGTTGGATGGGAGATCTGCCCATTCCTCAATGGATGCTACATTTGACTCAATGCTGGTAAGGCGATCAGATGTTTCTGGATCAGTAACACCAGAAACTGTGATCTTAGTGGATTTGGTGCCAAGGTGTAATGAATTTCCAGAATCAATCGTGATGTTGATCTCATCCTTGTCCTTTATCTTCTTCAGAACAGCGAGTACATCCAATGCCTTAACAAGAATGCTATCTTTTCCATCAATAATATTACCGGGACATGTGACAAATATCTCGTTATTGAATGCCGATATTCCACTGTGTGTAATCAGACACAGATCCTGTCCATTCTGACCCTTGGCTTTCGTGTCAACTCCGGGCTTGATGAGTTCAAACATGGAAAGCAGTGTATTTCTATTCATCAGTGTTCTCCTTTTCTTTACGAATTCTCTTCAGTTCCTGTCTGATCATCCTTTGCACAAATATATGGGGCATACAGTAAGTGTCAGATGCTGCATCCATAAGTTCCTCATAATCACTGCCTGACAGTGTTACAACGAACATCATTTTCCCTGTGTCATGTTTTGGACATTCACGTGGAGCATCATCAATCAGAGGGATTTCGTTTAATAGCAGATCGTGCATCATATCAAATAACATATCAGACAACCCTCTGCATTACTTTTCAGGTATTTTTGATGGTGTTTGCTTGGCAAGCGCATTATCCAATGATTCACGCAATGCCTCTCCTACGTCTGTGTACACGGGATCTGTTTTGAATTCAGGGAATGCATTGTAGAAACGCTGCATAATATCGTCAGCGACCTCTTTGGTAAGTTCCGGGTGCGGCATGGCTCACCTTTTCTTGATTATAAGTTTTCGCTCAGTTACTTCATGGAATGGAACAGTTGGGTTGTACCATTTATCCATATCCTCATCAGTGAGATTAAACATCTCCCTTGTCCCTTGTAATTCAATATACTGCTCAAACGAGTAATACTTAAACCATCGGCGTTGCAGCCAGTACATCCTGAAAGCACGTGCCAAATTGAATGTCCAGTGCCTGCCAACAAAGGGATCGGCCTTTGAGAGTGCATTCAGTGGGCGGTAGAACATTGGATATACTTGATGAATGCCAAGGTGGTATGCCTCTTTCCCGCGATAGTATGCATCCCTTGGAGTATCGTCAAAGTTGAAGAGCAGGAATACTTCCATGTTCGACTCAGTGGACACTCCCGCTTTGACAAGATTTCGTACTGCTGTCTGGAAGATACCATCCTCATCTATGCGGTCAAAAGCCATGCGTAATCCATGGCGCACATACTTTGCCGAAGCTAATTTTTTGGCAAAGTCCATGTCCACATATTTACAATCGACACCACCCTCAAACATGATTGCTTTGCCTTTTGCATTGGCATAGTCAATGATTGTATGAAAGTGCTCTTTTGTCGTGCCCGAAAGATTATTATCCGAAATGAGAATATTTGGCTTATCATCAAAGATGTGATCCTGCCATTTTGGATTGATCCAGCGTTCTTTTTCTATTCTCCACACCGCGCAGTACGGGCAAAAATTAGGACAACCACGTGAAGTGAACACCCATGAGAAGGAATCCCAAGGAGGATCGGCTTGATCCATGATGGATCTGTCAGGGATGTTGTAATCCAGTTCTTTGCTGTACCCTACATAGGTATTCAGATTTTTGAATTGATCAAAGAACTTGGGCATCAGGGATGCAAATACACCACCAACTATGATCGGAGTGTTTCGGTGATATAGCCCACGTGAATTTATTGTGTCTTTGACAACATCAGAATAATATGTAAACAGAGTGGACATGAGAATGAGATCAAACTTCTCATACACCATGTGTCTGGAATAGACTGTCTCAATATTGTGCTTCTTGCAGAACGTAGATATTTTTGCTAATGAAAGTGGTGGATATTTTCTTGGAAAAGGCGGTTCCAGCAGTAGTATTCTTTTTGCTTTTCGTATCTCTTGAATCAGAACCTCTTCTGATATAATCACCAGAATCCCTCCAAATGAAAGATGAATCAGTGTTGTTCTATTGTGTGGATATAATTTTTGTAGATGGATTCAGCGGCCTTATCATTCATTGATATAGTTCCAGAGATTTCATATTGCATTGGGGAAATCTGACTGAATGTAAGATTTCCGTCTATGTATATATCATCATGGTTTTCACGAATTCTTTCTCCAAGCGAAATCAACAAGGTGCTGAGTACATTCTTATCCATTTGCATAGTTTATTCCATATAAAAACAAAAGAAAAAAGGAAGCAACCATACGATTGCTTCCTTTCATGGAGCATCATGTGAGCGGAACGTCATGCTGCTTCGATCTTGAGATATCCTTTCGGGATGTGGCCAAGGATGCAGCGGACATGGCCGATAGTGGATCGGTTCTTCGTGTCCGGAAATTCCTTGTCGAGATATTCAGCGATGGCCTTGGTGTCAGTAACACCGTGCATAACGTACAGTTCGACGGCACGGGCTACCAGACCCGGACCACGGCGACCAGTCTTCCTTGCGGCACCCTCTTCTCCTTTCTTGGCAGGAGTCTTCTTCCCAGTGCCAGCGGGACGACCGGGCTTGCGGGTGACTTTCTCTGCGGGTGCTGCGGCAGCTTTCTTTCCAGTCTTCTTTTCAGTTTTCTTCTCGGCAACAGCTTTCTTTTCTCCAGTAGCTTTGCGCATAACGAACTTCTTTGCTTCAGCCGGGGGAGACTCTTTTGCAGCGGATTTCTTTCCAGTCTTCTTTTCAGTTTTCATTGCATTCCTCTCTTTTTCTTTTTCTGATTTTTCAGCAATACGCTGAGTTTTATCCTGTCCAAATGGACGCGCCCCATCTGCCACAGGGAGTAACCGTTCCTGATAAAAATTCCGGACGATTTCCGGAAGCTGATCTTCCACACCCTCTTCAACAACCAAAGCGATGTTCTCAATGAACTTCGTAATGATGTTTTCTTTCTTTGCCCCTACTGTTTTGATCTTGAACTCAGGCTGGTCCAGAACCTCGTTCATGGCCTCGGCAGCGGCAACCAGTTCCTTGTAAGGAATAGCAGCGATATTCTCAGTACTAATTTTTTCCATTTTCTTGGACCTCCTCAGCCCTTGGTTCTTCTTCTTTCGCTCCATCTGGAGCAGGGGTAAAAATAAGTCTGTCTACGAAAAAAAACAGACTTCCACCGATCAAATTTGCGATGATTGTTGCCTGCATACTGCTACCCAACCACCATAAGACCGCCCACAAAAGTGGAGTAGATGCCTGCCATCTCAAAAGGTACAGCCCAAAACGAAGTACAGAACGAAACATACAACACCATTTGTGCAAAATAATAGCATTGGACAGTACTATTGTCAACTACAATAGTGCGTTTAATGCACCATCCTGCATTCCATTGATTTTGCTGAAGAATCAACTGTTTACTTGAAATCGTACAGTGATCCGTCCAGTTTATATTTGTTTTTTAGCTCCTTCAAACGTCTATTCCAGAGCATGAATGCTTTTGCAGCATCCATTGCTTGCTGAGACAGGTACGTGTAGCACATGTCCTGTGCAAGTCGTAGATCTTTTGTGTAGATGCGTGGAATCTTTAATGGTCCTGTATTTATCTGCTTTGGGATAGCATACTTGGAACCTTTCAGACGCACACATCGTGGAGTCTCATGCACTACGGTTACTTCTTCTATCGAACCTGCGTAGACTCTGTACCAGATCTCTTCCATTTTATTATTTTTTCCGTGGAAGTTTTTTGATGGATCTTTTCAGTGAGCGTGTTTTTTTCACAGGAGTAATATTTGATTCAATGACACCATATTCACGATGAGCAAGACACATCTCCTGAGTCACATTCTTTCGATAAGGGCGGACATACCATAGTGGACACATGAACATTGTGCAGTATTTGATTCGCGTAGAATACCGCTCACCACAAACACAATCGTAGCATTTGGCATTCACACTTTTGCGAATTGAGAATTTATTATTCCCCTGCATCCATTTTTCGTAAGGAGTTGTGCGGGGAGCTTTCTGATCTGACCCAGAGTTCAACGTCTGGGAGTCCTCTTTCTTTGGAATACTTTTTAGTTTTATCTTCATTTCGTACTCTATTATACAACAAAATTGGGGTCAATAAGAGGCATCTCAATATC